AGGTCTGGGGTGAGTCCTTGGCCGGGGTTCTTCTGCTTGTAGTCTTCGATGAGCTGCCAGATGGCGGCGTTGCGTGTGTCTGCGAAGTGGTGGGGGTGGATGTTGTCGAGGTCGATGAGGGCGTTGCGGTCGCCGCTGAGGGCGATGCCGATGATGGTGGTTTCGGTGTTCATGTGCTCGTGTGGGGTGTTGGTGGGGGCCTGCTGGTGTTGCAGGCCCCCGTGGGTGGTTAGTAGGTGTATGCCTTGAGGAGTTCGATTGACATGTCTTGCTCTTCAGTGAGTTCAGACCCATAGAAGGCGTCTAATACTCGTTCGAGAGTGGTGTTTTGTACCGCGGTGGCATCCTCCCATGTTGTGAAGTCTACTCCTGGGGAGGCGGTGAATCCTGCTTTGGCGCCGGTTATGATGTAGTAGTCCTCTTCTGGGTAGTCGATGTCTACTGGCGTGGCGACGGAGCCTGCGATGCTGTCTTCGAGCAGGTATCCGTCGGTGATGATGATGAGTGGGCTTGTCGGGTGGATGGTCATTGGTGTCACATTTCGATGATGTGGTTTGCGGTGCGGATGATGTCAACGAGGAGCCAGAGTTTCAGTTCCATGCTATCTGAGTAGAGGATTTTGTTGATGGCGCTGATTGCTTCCCTGTGGGGTACTGGCGTGTGCCCGTTGAGTTCTGCTAGCTCTTCTGCTGTGCGCTTGGAGGCAATGAAGATACTTCGTGCGTCGTTTTTGTAGTGTTCGGAGAGGTGGTAGGCGAGGATGAGCGTTGCCCCTGCGTATCCCGCGAGCGCAGTGAAGGTGGTTTCAAGATTGGTGCACTCTTTCTTGATGGATGCGCTGAGGAGTGGGAAGGCTGCTTCGGAATCTACGTTCGCATGGTCGTCGGAGAAGAGTAGTGGCCAGTAGCTGGGGCCTGCTGTGGCGGCGATGGTGGATTGGCGTGGGGTGAGCATGATGTGGTTCCTTTCGGTGTGCCGATGACTGGAGCATAGACAGGGGTGGACGGGGATGTCAAGCCCTGGGGGTGTCGAGAATCCCCGCTGCAATGAGCTTCTCGCACGCGTAGTCCAGGTCGTCTGGGCCAATGTCGGCAGTGAATGAGGTGGTGCGAGGGCCGTACATGATCCAGTCGCGCCCGCCGAGGCGGTGGTCACATCGAACCTCTGTGCCGCGGAAGTAGCCGGTCCCGCCTGAGCGCATGAGGTCGATGATGAAGTCGTCGAGCTCGTCGATGTCGTCGAAGGTGTAGGTCATGGTGTTCTCCTTGCTGTGTTGTGGTTAGGCGCGGCCGCAGAAGCGGTCGATCTTGGCGGCCCACTCCGGCCATGTCGGGTCGGAGGGGAGCCCCATGTAGGGCTTCCAGTAGTTGATGTACAGGTTGGGGTTGATGCCGGCTGCGATGCAGGCGTATCCGAAGTCGTCGCGGGTGACTGGCTTGCCAGTGTTGGGGTTGATGGCTGGGGCGGGGGAGTCTGTAGAGGGAGCCGGGGTGTCGAGTTCATCCTCCCAGCTGCCTGCGCGAAGCCACGTGGCGGGGTAGGGGATGTACTGCGGCTCGGTGCCCTTGGCCTTCCATGCGGCCTTCTGCCGCTGGAGGCCGTCGAGGAGTTCCTTGGGGGTTACTCCGCGCTTCAGGGCTGCGCGGTACGCCTTCTCGGCGTCGAGCTTCTTGACTTTCTTGGGGTAGTGGGGCCACCACTCCGTGAAGCCGTCTGCGGGCTTCTCTGCGGGCTTGGCGGGCGCCTCGGGGGTAGAGGTGGCCGGTGCGGGTGCTGGCGCTCTCGCGGGCACCTCAGGGGCCTCCTCGCGGGCGTATCCGCGCTCAGCGTCTTCGCGGCGGCGCATAGCGGAGTCGTCCCAGCCGTCGATACGCCACGGGTGCCAAATGTAGAGGGTGGCGATCTTCTCATTGTTGCTGAAGCGCTGGACACGAGTGATGACGCCGAGCTCTTCGAGGGCGTTGAGGGAGCTCTTTACGGCGGTCTTGCTGGCGCCGATGTCCCGAGCGAGCCCCTTGATGGAGGGCCAGGCACAGAGCTGGTCGTTGTACTCGGGGTGGATGTTGACGCGGTTGGCGATTGCGATGGCTGTGAGGCGTCCGTTGCCCTTGATCTTCTCAGGGAGGTTGAGGGCTTGCATGATCGCAGTGAATGACATATGCTGTCACTACCTTTCTTGTGTGTGGGGGCCAGCCTTGTTGTGGGGGCTGGCCCCCTTTGGGTTTTCAGATGGTGTAGGAGCCGTTGAGGAAGCCGTTGATGAGGTCTTCCTGGCCCTTACCGGTGATGAGCGTGGTCACAGACTCGATGAGGCGGCCGCCGGGCAGATGGACGGGGCGCACCTGGGGTCGGACGAGGCCCTGCTCGATGCGACGCTGCGTCGGCTGGTTGCCGCAGCGACCACCACCCTTGGTGACCCACTGGTTGTCTCGGAGCCACTGGTAGAGGCGCTTCTCGCCAATGTTGACGCCGTGCGAGGCGAGGATGCGGGCGACGTCGCGGACGAGGAGGTCTCCGTCGCCTGCGGTGATGGCCTTGCCGAGGGTGGTTGCGGGCTTGTCGGCCTCGATCTGCGCTTCAGCGGCCTCAGCTCTGGCTGTGGCGGCCTCGATGGTCTTCTGCGCTTCGATGAGGGCGTAGGCCATGAGCTCGGCACCTTCGAGCTTCGGCTGGAGACTATACTGGCCGGTCTTACGGATGCTGGGGAGGACCTCGCCAGTGACCCAGCGGCGGAAGGGCTTGGCCTCGGGTTTGTCGCTACGAAGGACGACCTCATAGAGCCCGGCTTCAGTTACGAACGTGGCATTCTGGGTCCTGCCTAGGCGGTCGAGGATGGGGTGCGTCTGGCGCAGGTCATCCTCCAGGCGGCTGGCAAGACGGGCGACGTCCTTGATTTCCAGGGCTGCGGCGACGTCTCCGAGGTTGAACAGGGGATTGCCGTCGTGGTCTGCGGCGGTGCGGACTTGCTGGTCCTTGAAGGTGTGGACAACGATGTCGGTCATGGTCTTCGCTTTCTGTAGTTGTTGACCGTGGCGTGAGTCAGTGTAGCAGATATGGGTCGGCCCCCGCAAGTAAAGCGAAGTACGAAAGCTTGCGGGGGCCTGCAACGGTCATGTCTAGTGTAGCAGGGAGGGGCCAGATTCCGGCCTAGGGTAGGTCGGAATCCGGCCATAGAACCTCAAAGAGAACCTCAAAGAGAACCTCTTACGCCCTTCGGGCTCGTGTGTGCGCCTCCGCTTCGCTCCGACCGTCGGACCGTTGGTCCTTGGTCGTCGCCCTGGCCTGTGGCCCAGTTGGTCCACGAGAGCAAGGACGAAGAGAAGACACGTTGGCTAGTCACGTACCTGGCTCTAGTTGATCCTTGGTCGCCTGATCGAGTTGGAACGCTAAGAGACACCTTCGTCGTCCTTGCCCT